TCTTCCGTATAAAAACATCCCTTTATAAGATATAGGAGTTGATAACATGGGTAGAAATGCGCTACCGATTGATATATTAAAAGCTAAAAACAAAAAACACCTAACAAAAGCTGAAATTAAACAACGTAAAGAATCTGAAATTAAAACCGGTAATAATAAATTAGTTTGCCCAACTTATATTAAAAGCGATTCTTTAGCTTTTACAAAATGGAAAGAAATAATTGCAATATATAAGAATGTTGATTTTGTTTCATCGGGCGATACGGGAATGCTAGGACGCTATTGTAAAACTTTTAGCGAATACCAAGTATTACTTAATGCTTATCAGAGAGTTTCAGAAATCCATTATGATTGTAAAGAACTCAATGAAGCAATTGATGGAAATTATTATGATGAAGAGAATGATAAAACCAAAGTTTTATTTAGTTATAAAGTAAGAAAGCAACTTGAACACTTGTTTTCCATCGACGCAATATTAACAATTGAATCAGCTATAAATAAGAAACAAGATATGCTTATTAAGATGGAAGATAGATTGTTTCTTAATCCTTTAGCAAAAGTGAAAAACATTCCAAAAGTAGAAAAAAAACAGCCTAAAGATTCAAATGCTGGAATGTTTGGTGATTGACTATGTATATTACAACTCAATACGCAACCGACATAGTTTACGGTGATATTATATCCTGCAAATGGGAAAAATTAGCATGCAAACGGCATCTTAATGATTTGGAAAGACAGGGTACTGAAAACTTTCCATTTGTTTTTGACGAAAGTAGGGCAGACAGAATAATTAACTGGTTTAAATTATGTCGGCATGTGAGAGGTACGGGAGATATTGCTGGTAAACCAATCGAACTTGAACCTTGGCAAATTTTCGATTTATCAAATGTGTTTTCGTGGGTACATAAAGAAACAGGAAAAAGAAAGTACAAAACCGCTTACATAAGAGTTGGACGAGGAAATACCAAGTCAACTATGATGAGCGGTATTGCTAATTACGGAATGTGTGCAGATGCTTTATATCCACCTAATAGACCTGATTTGGCAAAATATGAAGCAAGTCCTGAAATTATTGTTGGCGCTGTAGACAAAGAACAAGCAAATATAGTTTGGGGCGATGCCCGGGAAATGGCCTTGGCCTCACCTGATATAGAAAAAAGATTGAAAATTCAGAAAGTAGCCATAACACATAAAACTCGAGGAGGAAAGATAAGAAAGCTTTCAAAGGACAGCAAAAACAAAGATGGCGGTAGTCCTTGTGTGATTATAATTGACGAGTATCATGCACATCCAACAAGTCTGATTAAAGATGTAACCGCTTCAGGTAAGGGCAAACGCTCACAATGTTTGGAATTCATAATCACAACCGCCGGAGAAGATGCTGAAAACAGTCCATGCTTCAAAGAAGACAATATCTGTAAAAAGATTCTTTCAGGAGAAATCCCAAACGAATCTTATTTTGTAATGATACGTGAAATTGATGACGAAGATGATCCGCATGATAAGACCTGTTGGATTAAAGCAAATCCGATGTTTCAAAATAAGAACGAATATTCGGAGGAATTGTTTAATACGGTAAATGATGAATATGAGCTTGCTTTCGGTAGCGGAGATTCCTCAAAGATTCGGCAATGGATGATAAAGCGTGTTAATCGATTCCAAGCAAGTGCAGAAAATAAATACTTCTCTGGATGTATGGAAAAGTGGAAATCCCTTGCAATACCACGAGAAGAATTCTTGAAGCTTGTCAAGGGTCGTGAATGTTATAACGGCGAAGATTTAAGTAAATGTATAGATTTAACTGCATCGGGTTTTGTATTCAGGCTTGATGATGGACGATATGCAGTATGCGCTCATGGATTCATACCGGAAGATACTGTCATAAAACATGAACATACGGACAAAGTACCATATCAATACTGGGCTAACGAAGGATGGTGCACAATTACGCCGGGCGCAGTAACGGATGATAGAGAAATCAAAAGTTATTTGCATGATAAAGAATTTGATCAGGGTTGGAAAATAAAAGAATTATGCTGTGATCCTTACGGAGCTCGTCAATTTATGAATGAAATGGGACCGGACGGGGAGGGATATACAGTTGTTGAAGTACGACAAGGATTTACATCTTTATCTGAACCGACAAAAAAATTAAGGGAATTTGCCCTGCAAGGAAAGCTCGTCCATGATGGAAGCCCATTATTGACGTGGTGTCTCAGTAATGCAATTGAGTTAATGGGCGAAGGGCAATTAATAAAATTATCAAAAAAACATAAAGATGATACGCAAAGGATAGATTTAGTGGCTGCAATAATAAATGCCTTATTCCGGGCCTTGCTGAATGAACCTAAAAGTACTTGTCCTTATTCAGCAGATAGAGGCATAATTTTATTATAAAAGAGGTGAAAAGCGTTTGAAGTTTAATATATTTGGGAAAAAGTTTGAAATAAATATAAAAAATCAATTAACACAAAGCTTGCCGCATTTATCGGATGATTCTGCCTGGAATAACTATTTGAGCGGTAAGGGATATGCAGTATCTGCTTCCACTGCATTGAAGGTTGCAGTTGTAATTCGGTGCGTTGATGTGGTTGCAAAGACAATGGCTTCTTTAGGTTGTCATTTGCAGAAAGAAACTGAACACGGTAAAGTAAAAGCACAGAACCATCCGTTATATAAAATACTTCGTATGTTGCCAAACCCTAAAACTACATCGTATGAATTTTGGCATATGTATATTGCAAATCTCATGTTGAGTTGGGGAGCGTTTGCAAAGATAGAAAGAGATCAGAATGGATTTATCAAGGCATTATGGAATATACCGACGTGCAGAGTATATCAAAACTGGAACGCTATAACTGCCGAAAATTATATTGACGTGACTTGGAGCAATGGGAAATATGAACACCTTTACGAAGGCCAGTATATGTATACTCCGGGTTTTAGATTCCAAGACGAAACAAATCCGGAAGACGCTATCAGAATTGCTTCCGATGTGCTCGGTTTAACAATGGCCCTTAATGGATATGCTAAGGACTTTTTTGAAAATGGAAGCAATCTTGGAGGATTCTTGGAATACCCGGCTGCAATTAATCCTGAAGCTTTTAATAAATTTAAAGATGATTGGCAGAAAATATACGGCGGCGTAATGAATCAGCATAAATGGGCCATTCTTGAAGGCGGCTTCAAAGTTAATAAAATGGATAGCAATCCAACGGATGCACAAGCTTTGGAATCGCGCAAAATGCAGATTGAAGAAGTATGTCGGATATGGGGTGTACCTCCGCATAAAGTCTTTATGCTTGACAGAATGACTTTCAACAATGTTGAGCAAATCAATATTGAGTATGTTCAGGAATGCTTAAATCCGATGGCTGAAAGATTGGAACAGACACTTTTTAAAGATTTATTGAACAGCAAAGAACAGAATAAACTTTCGGCAAACTTCAATGTAAACAAGCTTCTGAAAGGCGATACAGCGACACGAACAGCCTATTACAACTCATTACGTCAAAATGGAGTAATGAATGCAAACGATATAAGAGATTTAGAAGAAATGAATCTAATTCCTGTAGAAGAAGGCGGCAATGAATATCTTGTCAATGGCAACATGATCTCGCTGAAAAATGCTGCTGCAAATCTTCCAAAAGCATTGCAAAAAGGAGGACAAAATAATTGAAAAAATTAAATGTTGAAGGATATATAGTGCCAAATGAAGACAAATGGATATATGAAATGTTTGGAGTATCTTCAATTTCACCAAATGATTTAAGAAATTTTTTAGCTGATGCAAACGGTGAAGAAATCGAATTAAGAATTGATTGTTTTGGAGGAAGTGTTTGGACAGCTTCTGATATGTATTCCGATTTAAGAGATTATGAAGGAAAATCAACGGCCAACATAATCGGTCTTTCTGCATCGGCTTCAACAGTAATGATGTTAGGATGCAATAAAGTTATAGCTTCGCCGACAGCTCAATTTATGATGCATAATGCACAAAGGTCAGCGAGTGGAGATTATCGCGATATGGAACAAGCGGCAATCATGCTGAAAAGTGTTAATGAAACTATCATAAATGCTTATGAAATAAAAACCGGAATGAAAAGAAAAGAATTGGCTGCAATTATGAATAAAGAGACATGGATGACGGCGCAAGAGGCAAAAAAGTATGGATTCATTGATGAAATAAATTTAAAAGAAGGAGAAATTTTATCTGACATACAAATATCTGCCATTATGGAAATGACCGGAAAGGTTTATAATACAGCATCAATTAATGCTGCAAAAGTGCATGAATATGTAAAAAAATTAAAAAATATCGAAACAGGTAATGAAACAGAAACAGAAACGGAAAACGGAACCGGATTACACAGGGAGGAAACTCAGCCTGTTATCATAGCACAGCAAGGAAAATTCAATGAATTAAAACTAAAACTATTAGGAGGTATTTAACGATGGATGGAAAGAAAATCATAGAACTAAAACAGGAACGCGCAACATTAACAGCTAGTATCAGAGCAATAATGACAGAATTTGATAACAAGGAAATGGAAGGCGCGAAAAAAGATGAATTGGTAAAGAATGAGAGCAGGTTTGATGAAATAAACAACTTAATTATCAAAGAAGAAAAGCAGCTCGAAAGGGAAAGAATCACTGGCGAAAACTTGAACGATGATGACGAAACAAAAGATAAAGGTAGAATTGATGAAGCGCAAGCATCATTCAGGGATTACATTACTACCGGCAGCAAAAATGCGTTTGAAGTCTATAATGCTTTGCAGCAGGATAATCCGACACAGGCTGGTTATTTGGTGCCACCGGAAAAATTTGTTAATGATCTGATCAAGGAACTGGATAATAATTTGTTTATTAGACAGAAAGCAAAAGTACTTCCGGTATTGAAAGGCGCACAGTCCTTGGGATATCCCACAAGAACAGCAAGAATGACTGCTGCAGTATGGGGTACTGAAATAGCAGCACCTACGGCAGATACGACATTAGCATTCGGAAAAAGAGAATTCAAACCGAACCCTGCAACCGCTGAAATCTTGATATCGAAAACACTTATTAGGAATGCACCCGGAGTTGAAGGAATTGTTCTTGGCGAAATGGCTTGGATATTCGGAGAATTGCTTGAGACTGCTTATATGACAGGTAGTGGAAGCGGACAACCTCTCGGATTATTCACGGCTTCAGCTGATGGCATATCTACATCAAGAGATGTATCGACCGGCAATACAGCTTCTGAAATCAAATTTGATGGCTTGATTGAAGCAAAGTACAGTATAAAAGACCAGTATCAAAGGAATTGCGAATGGATATTCAATCGCTTGGCAATCAAACAACTTGCAAAGCTTAAAGACAGTGAAGGACAGTACATTTGGCAGGCATCAGTTGTACTTGGCACTCCGGATATGTTGCTTGGAAAACCTGTGAATTCATCCGAATATGCTCCTGCTGTATTTGAGACAGGATTATATGTCGGACTTTATGGCGACCTGAAAAACTATTGGATTTGCGACAGTCTGACAATGGAAATGCAGGTACTTATGGAATTGTTTGCCAGAACTAACCAGATTAGTTATATGGCGAGGCTTGAGACTGATGGCGCGGCCATTATGCCGGAAGCCTTCGCAAGGATTAAGTTGGGTTAATAAATAGGCGGTCTTAAAAACCGCCTAAATAAAAAAATATGGAGGTATTTAAGATGATAGAATCTTTATTAAAAGCATCAAAAATCGATAAGGTCTATATTGCAGCGGTAGCTGGAACGACCGATACTCTGGAAGGTGATATACTTGATTTGCAGGATTGTGACAGTGTAACAGGCATAGCGATTTTGGGTAATGTAACAATAAACGCAGTCTTAACACTTAAAGCGTATACAGGAGATGAAGACGATCTTGGAGATGGTGAATATGAAACAGACACGGCGACAGTAACTGCAACAGCAACCAGCGCGGATAATAAGTTACTTGTGCTTGATGTGATTAAACCGGGCAAGCGATACGTGCGCTTTGACCTAGTAAGAGCGATAGCAAACGCGGTGGTTGATGGTGTGATTGGAATTAGATATAATTTCAGAATCATACCGACAACGCAGCCGACAGATGTTGTAAATAGTAACATATCGGTTAATTAAAGGGACATTAATTTGTCCCTTAAATTTTTATAGGAGGTAAAAAGAATGACTATAGCAGATGGATTTGTAGTAGAACAGCCTTTAGGTGCAGATAATGCAGATAATGATTTTGCAAGTACAAATGTTGTTGCGAATGCCGATGGTTCGGTTTTGGAAAGGCTTGAATTTATACAGGCGCAAGTTGCGGCCTTTGCGGCTGGAGAATCATTGCTCAATGGTGTAGTTGACACAGCGGCACCAAGCGCGACAAATGTAAAATGCGCAGGGTTGGCAGGGTTTGGAGAGGATTTTTTCAACAATACTTTTTACATGCAGGTTATAAGGTCAGGCGGAGCAGCCCCTGAACCGGAAGTAAGATTAATAAGCAATTATGTAACTGCAACCGGAACATTTACAACTGATGCGTTTTCGGAAAATGTAGAAGCAGGTGATCTGATTTTAATTCTGCATGAATCAGTTGTAGCAACGGGAAGAAATGATGCAGATAATACATTCGATTCCAGTTCCGTTGTCGCAAACGCTGATGGCTCAATACTGGAAAGATTGGCATATTTGCAAACTCTTTCAAACACGGAAATTGCCGACATTCTGGCGGCGGTAGATACTGAGATTGCAGACATAAAAACCGAGACTGATAAGATAGCTGCGGAAGTCATTAAGACAGCAGCGATTCAGGCAGATATCGGGGACCCTTCCGCAAGAACAAACTTTAAGAGCCTGGAAGCAATATTAGGATTACCTGATGCAGTCAATAGCAATCTGGATGATATGCTCCGTACCGGATTCGATAGCTCGGCTATAACAGCCGATAATGACGGCTCAATCATGGAACGTCTGGAAGATTTGAAAGACCTGATTGATGTAGTAGATAATTACATCGATACCGAAGTTGCCGCAATCACGATAAAGCTTATCAAGCCAGTTGGAGACGTTGCGGACGATGCAACAATTGCAGATGTAGTCGGAATCAAAGCTGATACAGTTGGCGGAACTAGTCTAGTTGCCATAGGCAAACAGGCGATTGCAGCGATTGCCGCATTAAATAACATAAGCACCGCCGAAGTAAATACCGAAGTCGACAACGCTCTTGATACTATTGTGCCCGCAGCTCCAACGGCAGGAAGCTTAAATGATATTTTAAGCATAGCTTCCGGGAGCAATACATTTGATAAAGCTACTGATAGTCTAGAAGCGATAGCCGATGCAATTGCGGCGGGATTTGCTCTTACTGGTGATGCCGTTGTGGCACATGTGCTTGAGGGCGATTTTTTCTACAAAGATGATTTTAAGACGAAACTGGAAGGTACAGCGGCAGCAACAGCATTAGCGAGTAAAATTGAAACGTTAGATGTTGGCACTAAAAAGATAGTTACTATTTACTTAAATCAGATAGTAACAGCCGTCGGCGATGCAGCAGCGCTAAAAGCTGGTATCACAATAGCAACCGATGGCATAAATTACGCTGCGCTTGGCGGGTCTGATACAGTGGCAATTACTGGAGGTAGCACAATAGTTGTAACATTTGATGCGGCTCTTACAACTGCTACCAATCTAATTAAAGTTGCAGCTGCAACCGTAAAAGATGTATTTAGTATTTCCAACGCCGAAGTAATCACCGCCACTATAGACGCTTCGTAATATTTATGGAGGGCTTAACCGCCCTCTAGTATTTTAGGAGGTAAAATCATGAAGGTAAAATTATTAGTCCCGATTTGTGGACCCGCCGGGAGTTTTAAAAAAGGAGATACTCCAGACTTGTTGGGAACACTTGCAAAAGCATTGATAAAAGATGGCCACGCAATTGAAGTTGAAAAAATAGAAGAAATCAAAGTTGATAATATAATTGAAGAAGAACAAAAAATCATCAAACCGAAAATCAAGACAGATAAAAAGGCGGTGCGTAAAAGATGACGAATAGCACAAGGATGTTCAATGAAACTGGAAATGCGGAAATGTCCTTAACACTTGCGCCAGATGAATCGTTTAGGATTAAAGAAATCAGGGTACATTTAAATGCCGCTGGCGGTGCAGGAAATTTTACGGTAACAGTTAATGCAATAAATGGAACTGCTTACGACTTGAACATGATCACTCAGGACATGACTGCTGTAACTGACCTTGTATGGCAACCTGATATTCCGGTGCAGTTTGAATCAGGGGATGAAATTAATTTTGCTTGGGAGAATGCCGGAGGCAAAACATATGGACTTACCGTAGTTTATGAATTGTTATAGGAGGCAGAAAAATGTTTTTAATAAACGGATCGCCCAATGTATCTGATGATTTGACAGGCATCAGTGCTGACATAACAATAGTTGAAGGAAAAATCGATATAATCGATACTGAAACGGATAAGATCGCTGCAATTAAAACTAAGACAGATGAATTATAGGAGGTATTTATGTATAATTTAACATTAATAACGCCTCCGGCAGTTGAGCCATTGACGCTATCGCAAGTCAAAGAATATCTGAAAATTAGTGATTATGCGGATACGTCCGCGGGTCTCTTAATCGCACCGTCTATTCTGATTACCACGAGAACACCTGGGACGGTAAATGGAACATCGGTTGATGTGCTGGGATATACTGCTACATTGGAACTTAACATCGGCACAATCCTTACAGATGGAACTTTAAACGTAAAAATACAAGATAGTCCCGATAATGCAACATGGACTGATTGGTACAGTTTTACGCAAGTTACGCCTGCGAACGATGAACAGACATTGAAATATCAATATACCGGCGACAATAAATATATCCGTGTTGTCGGAGTGTTGGCGATTGCAAACGGGGAGTATGCGGTCAATGTGATTCTGAATCAGGGATATACTTCTGAGGATACTTATTTAACAAGTCTTATTACTGCAGCGCGCGAATATTGTGAGGATTTCCAGGGAAGAGCTTATATCACACAAAGTTGGGAGCTGGCATTGCCTTATTTTCCGAGTGAAATTGAGATCCCGAAAGGAAACTTAATCACGGTTGATTCCATCACATACAAAAACAGCGCAGGGATAACAACACCATTAACAGTAGCAATAGATTACATAACAAGTATACGGGGCATTGTGGGGCGTGTAGTGCCTACTTATGGTAAATCATGGCCATCCTTTACACCGTTTCCCCTGGATGCGGTTATAGTGACGTTTACATGCGGATATGGCGCTGCGGCAGATGTCCCCGAGAAGGTTATTCAGGCGATGAAATTGCTTATAGCACATTGGTACGAAAACAGGGCTCCGCTCAGTCGGACAATGGTAGTGCAGAAAGAACTTTCGTTCACATTATCGGCTCTTTTATGGATGGATAGGTTGGTGAATCTATGAACATTGGCGAATTGACACATCAAATCACATTACAAATAAAAACTATTACACAAGATGCCGAATTGAATCCTATTGAAACATGGAATGATTGGCGTACGGTATGGGCTTCACCAATGCCGAAAACAGGTAGAGAATTTTACAAGCTTGCAACAGTGAACAGCGAGATTACGGAAGTGTTTAAAATCCGCTATATCGGCGGAGTGAATCCACATCAAAGAGTAAAATTCAGATGTAAATATTTTGAGATAATCGAAGTCATAAACGAAGGCGAGAAAAACGAAACATTGACATTGACCTGCAAAGGAGTGATATGATGCCGATAACATTTGAAATTGAAGAATTTCAAAAGAAAATAACAGATGTTGCAATAAGAGTAAAATCAACGAAAAGAAAAGCTATACTTGCAGGAGCAAAAATCATACAAGATGAAATAATTTCACGCGCCCCGGAAGATACAGGAAATTTAAAGCGTAATATAGTAATATCCGAAATGCAGCAAGATACAAGCGGCAGCGAATATGTAAATGTAGGACCTGAAAAAAAGAAAGCTTTTTATGGCCGGATACTTGAATTCGGCACATCAAAAATGAGAGCAAAGCCTTTTGTTGAACCCGCATTTATAGCAAAGCGCAAAGAAGCACTTGCGGCCATGGCAGAAATTGTTAAGGAGGCTATTGAAAGTGATTAATATGAAACCGTCTATTGCAACAGCATTAAGCACAGATGAACAACTTATTGCATTATTACCTAAAATTTATATGTTTGATGGCATAGCGACATTTACAGGAGTTCCAATATACCCTTATCTCACATACGAGGAAATAGCAAATATAGAAGCTCTCAATGCTGATGATGAAGAAAGAGAAAGTGAGGTGACATTTAGAATACATTTATGGGGGACAGCAAGTTTATCTACAATCGCCGGACACGTTAACAGGATAATGCATAATATAGACTTTGGTAGGAATTATTCACAAGACCAAGACGAGCAATTAGATACGGGACAGATTATCAAGCACAAAATATTAAGTTACTCAGGAACCTTTGTAGCATGAGCTCAAGGGCTCTTTTTTTATATCAAAAAATAAATAGGAGGTAATTTTAAAATGGCAAATAGCAGAACAGGTGTTGAGCAATTGACAGTAGCAGAAATTTTATCGGATGTGGCAGGAGGAGCCACTACTTATGATACGCCATATGAATTCACAAAAAAACTCATGATGGTAGGCGTGTCGGAAGAAAAAGCAAGTGAAAAACAATATGCGGATGACATGACAGTAGATATTTATTCGGAGGATGGCGATATCACAATAGATATAGATGTCACTAATTTAACAGAAGATGAAAAAGCCATGTTGCTTGGTCAGACAATGGCCGCAGGCATAAGGTCTCCATCTCCGAATGATGAAAAACCTTATTTCTGCGTAATGTGGAAAGGCAAAAAGAGAAACAAGAAGTACAAATACTGCAAAGTTTTAAAGGTAAAATTCAGTGAACCTGATGAAACTTACGAAACACAAAAAGGTGCATCAATGCCTCAGGTGGATAAATTCATCGGCATTGGCATACAAAGATTATCTGATGGAAGAAGAAAACGTGTAGCTGACGAAGATTCGGCAACATGGGTTGCCGCAACTGGAACAGATTGGTTTACAACCGGAGATATTTCGCCTGATGTGACACCGCCTACAGTTGGAGTTGTGCCTGTAGATACAACCGCTGATGTAGCGATCGATGTAAATGTTGTCTGGACATTCGATAAAGCTATTCAGTCCGCACTTGTAAATGCAGCAAACTTCTTCCTGATGAAAGCTGATGGAACGCCGGTCGCAGGAGCGTTAAGTATCGGCACAAGTGATACAGTTGTCACGCTTAATCCGACAGTAGATTTGGACAATTTAACAGAGTACATCGCAATTTGTACATCAAATGTAAAAGACCTTTCAGGCAATGCATTGGCTGCGAATAGCGTAAGCAATTTCACAACAATTGCATTATAAAAATGGCGGGGGAAACTCCGCCTATATTTTAGGAGGATAATATGGGTAAAATAGAAATACCAATTAATATTACAGATTTGGATAATTTCAAAAACGCAATTGAAATATTAAAAAAATTATTTTCCGATGAGCGAATAGAAGAAGGTATAAGAGATGATTATAAATCGAAATTTTTCAATGCCATAGAATCGAAAGGGGAATAATTATGTCTGATTTAAAAATAAGACCTATAAAAATAAATCTTGATAAACCAAGGAATCTTATATTTGATTTGAACGCTTTTGAAGAGCTTGAAAATATATACGGCGATTTGGATACAGCCTTTAAGTCGTTCCAAGTCGAAAAAAAAAGAATCAAGAATGTTAAGAATTTCTTATTTGCCGGATTGGTTCATGAGGATGAATCACTGACGCCTACTCTTGTAGGTTCAATGATTGGGTATAACAACCTTATGGAAATAACAAATCAGATTTGGGAGGCAATCACACAAGCTTTGCCTGAATCGAAAGAAGAGGCAAGCAACGCGGGGGAATAGCCGGCCCATTACCATGGACAAAGATGCTTTGTTTTGCAAAATGGAGAATGGGCTTTACAGAATTTGAATTTTGGAAAATGACCCTTAAAAAGTACATCGCCTTGCGTGATGAATGGTTTGATGAAAAAACACAAGAAGAAATAGTTTATGCGGATGATGTGTTGTAAATTATCAAAAAAAGTGATATACTATTTATATGGCTTGACCATTTTAAATAGGCATATTTGAATTGGTGACGGGGTTAACCCTAACCCCTTGCCATTAATAAAATTTAGGGTAAATACGAAAGGGTGGTATTTATGGAAAACAAAGAATTTGAGAGTTTCCTCAGGCAACAACGAGGGCAACAAAACGCAGATTTAATGCTGATATGTTTGGTAAGTTCAATGGAAGTTTTAAAAGAAAAATTTGACTTCGACCAAGAGAAATTAAATAAATTTGCCGAGGAATATACGCCGGCGCTTAAAAAATATATAAAAGAAAAGTGATTTTCAATCTCATATTAGATAAATAAAACCTAGCACCCATAACAAGGGTGTTTTTTTTCATTCTTTTTTATAAGGAGGTGGGATAATTGGCAGAGGAAGTTGGAAGTTTAAAGGCAAAAGTCAGTCTTGATACAGTAGAGTTTAATCAGGGCATACAGACATTATCTAAACAAATGTCTATAGCACGGGAAGAATTTAAAAATGCATCAGGCAGCCTGGATAAAGTCAAGGATGCAATGCAGATAGCACAATTAAAAGCCGAAAGTCTCACAAAGCAACTTAATGTACAGAAAAAGATTGTCGAACAATTCAGAGAGGCTCATAAAAATGCTTCTGAACAATTTGGAGAAGGTTCCAAGAAAGCTTTAGATTATGAATTAAAATTAAAAAAGGCAGAAGGCACATTACGGGGATTAGAAAAACAACTTAATTCCACGAATGATATTCTGCAAAAACATGGCATGACAGCCGCCGAAGCAAGTAAGAAATTTCAAGAGCTTGGTATAACATGGGAATCAACTGGCAAAAAACTTGAAAGCATAGGCAAGACATTAAGCATCGCTATTACTGCGCCACTTTTGGCGGGAGCAGGGGCAGGGCTGAAATTCAATGCCACAATGGAAGATTTTACAGCGAACTTCAAGACCATGCTAGGAAGCGCCGAAAAAGCCGAGGCCATGATAGCTGATTTAACAGAATTTGCAAAAGCAACTCCATTTGAAATGACAGGACTTGCCGATTCCGCAAAAGTATTATTGAATTTTGGCGTAAATGCAAAAAATGTCATGGGTACTATAAATATGTTGGGGGATGTCTCTTTAGGAAATCAAGAAAAGCTTGGCAGGCTTACTCTTGCATTCGGGCAAATACAAAGCACTGGGAGGTTAATGGGACAGGATTTAAACCAACTAATTAACTCCGGATTTAATCCATTACAAGTCATATCTGAAAAAACCGGAAGAAGCATGGCGAGTCTTAAAAAAGATATGGAAGCTGGTGCAATAAGTTCCGACATGGTAACAGAAGCTTTTAAAATAGCCACTTCCGAAGGCGGCATGTTTTATAAGGCAATGGATGAAGGTTCAAAGACTTTTAATGGACAAATGTCAACCATGAAAGACACTGTAAATATTACTTTGGGTGAGGTTATGAAGCCTTTATTTACTGAATTGACAAAGAATGTATTACCCAAAGTTATTGAAAATATAGATAAAATGGGAAGGGCATTTGGTTCTTTAAGTGAGGAGCAAAAATTAAACATATTAAAATGGGGTGCAATATTGGCAGCTACAGGCCCGGTATTGTTGGTTATCGGAAAATTGATAACTTCTATTCCGGCATTGGTTACAGGCATAAAAGCATTGGGCGTTGCTTTTACTTTTCTTGCTGCAAATCCGATAATTTTAGGCATTGCAGCGATAGCTGCAGCAATCGGCTTGATTGTTTATGCTGCCGGTAGTGCAAATTGCGAAGTGCAAAAAATGACGGCTTCTCTTATCGAAAGCTATAAAAAAGAAGCAGAAGCTCAAGAAGCCGCTATAGATGAAGCTTATGCCGTAAGGATTGATTCATTAGATAATCAACTCATTACAGAAGAAGATGCATCCAGAAAGCGAATGAAGATTATTCAGGATGAATATGATGCGGAAATCAAAGGCGCAGGCAAAAAAGAACAAGCAATAAAAAAGAGTCTACAAGAACGCGGTAAGGCTCTTGATGATGCGCATAAAAAAGCAATCGATAATATAAGGGCTGAATATGGAGTATTTGAGGAAAAGGAAAAGAGCAAAACCGACATAGTCCAAGAAGAATCTGAACGTAAGAAAAAGGTTATTAATGAAGTATTTAAGCTTTCAGAGGATATAGCAAAACAAGAAGGAAAGACATTTGAAAAAACATACGATGCAATCCTCGAAAAAGCGCGCGAAGTACATGACGAAAAGATTGCAATGTATGAGCAGGAATATCTTAAATCAATAGGTCTTATCAATCAGGATTTAGCGGCTAAAGTAAAAGGATTTCAAGATGAGATAGATGAAATTAATAATAAGACCAAAGAAGAAGATAAAATTAAAAAAGAACAAGATGACAGACAAAAAATTCTTGACTTGCGAGCTAGGGTTAATTCCGCTACAAATGACGAGGATAGAAAAAAAGCAAATAAAAACTTATCCGATGAAATAAACGAACAAAATCGTAAAAAAGAACTAGAAAATAGAAAAATCCAGATCGAATCCTTGAACGAACAAATAAAAGTAGCTAAAGAAAAGGCGATTGAAGAAAAGAACGATGCACTGATTATTTTGCAAAATAAACTTTCAGAGCAGAAGATTGAAATTGATAAAGACAGCAATTATAAAATCAGTCTCATACAAAAAGAACGCATAGAAAAAGAAAAAGCAGAAAATGCAAAATATGATGCTGCAAAATCCTCTATTGATAGACAAATCACCGAAATGGATGGATATACTGAACGATATATAGCTAATTTGGCTAAGGAATTAGAGGAAAAACAGAAGACAGAAATTGCTAAGCTTGAAGCAGTAAAAGAAGGAATTGCTGGAGAGAAAAAAGCTATAGAGGAAGGAAAAAAAGAAGCCAAAGAAGTTGTGGAAAAAGCTACTGCTGTAAAAATTGACACGGCGAAACTTGATTCCTTGATGATACAATTAAAAAAAATAACTGATAAACCATTTTGGACTATAACTAGCGTAGATTTATTACAAAGAGCAACACTTTCTGGAAAAATAGAAGAAGAAAAGAAGCGTTTGCATGAAGCAAATGTTCCAGGTTTTGCCGAAGGAGTAGTAAATTGGCGCGGCGGTCTTGCACGCGTAAACGAAAAAGGCGGTGAGATAAGATATCTCGAAAAAGGCACAACGGTAATTCCAAATGATATCTCTATGCAAATCGCAAAATCTATCGGTGAAGCTGTTGGAACTGGGGGCACCGAAGGCACAATAAATATAAATGTAAATCTTATTGTTGATGGTAAAACTTTAGCCCAAGTTATAGCACCATATCAGTATCAAAATGGTCGCATTCGTGCACGCGGACAGGCGGTGACAGCATGATCACTCTTGAATATAATGCATTAGATAGTTATGGCGATTTTCAGATCATTGCCAAAAGTGTTGATCGTCCCATACTACCGACTTTGAGAAAACGTGAATTAACGATACCTGGCAGGCATGGTGTTTATGATTTTGGAGACAATACTTATGACAATAGAATCATACCTGTGTCCATAAAATACGTCGGAACCACATTTAACGATCTCCGATTACGGGCGCGTGATATAGCTGCATGGCTTAGTCAAACAAGCTATAAAGAACTCATATTCTCGGACGAACCAGATAAATACTACTTGGCGAAAATCTATGATCCCGTCGGACTCGAAACGTTTTTCCGACTCGGAAAAGCTATCGTAAAATTTGAATGTCAACCGCACGCCCTATATGTCGTTACGAGCGGTGAAGATATTTATCTGGACGATGGTATTCCTCTTGATTCGGACATTTTATTAGACTCAGGTGACGATTATATTATTTCATTATAGGAGGTTTTTTTGATGGAAACAATGATAAAAAGACCGCAAGTGACAATTTCTGCGATAGTTACAAGAAAAGATGGAACGATTGAAGATTTGGGTATAATTTGCGAAAATGCCGAAATAACAATATCAAAGGAGGATGAAAATAATGGCTGATTTAGCTGTCTGGACTAATGTAGGATTAGCAAAAGTAACAGACTTATTGGCAAGTATAAGCGTAATAACGCCGCATTGGATAGGTTGGGGAGTATTAGCAGCAGCAGCAGCAGATCCTTTAGATACTGTGTTAGAAAGTGAAGGAGCAGAAGCAAGAACTGTCGGCACCGTTTCACAACAAACATCAGGCGGAGGCGTAACAAATGATACATATAGAGTAGTAGGATTGATTACCTGTGCAGGTTCCGATAAAACTATCAAGGAAGTAGGATTATTTTCTGCTTTGACAAATGGGACATTATCAATGAGAGGTACATTCTCAGATATCAACGTAAGCGTTGGAGACACAATAACATTTACAATAAATAATGTCTTTACAAGATAAAGGCGGTGTATCATGGCTAATACAGATTTGACATTGACAACAGAAATAAAAGTTAATTCGATAATGGGTAAAAGCACAGGCAAGATATTGGCTACCGGCGTTAAAGCCGGTACGTCTATTTTACATGATATAGGCAAGTATCTAACATCTGTTGCTAAAATTAACCCTGTAGTCCGCAAAAGTATAAATAAAATATTAACTATGACAGTTAAAGTGTCTGCCAAAAAGGAAATAAATGCAGCATCAATAACGATGATATATAATGGCACCGCCGAATTGGGTTTAGGCGCAGAAGAAGGCGCACAGTTTGACATAATTGTAACAGGTACGTTTACGTTCTTTTCAATTTCAATGAACGGTAAAACCTTGATATACACAGAGAATTGTACTGAACAGACGATAATAATTAACAATATCAATGCAACCGTGAAAAATGGCGCGGTAAATAAATTAGATAAAGTCACGGGTGATGTGGCAGATTTTCTAAAACTAATTCCAGGCAACAATGTAATAACATATGCAAAAGCAGGGGGGAAAGTTGACTTTAAATTTGATTTTCGTCCACAATTTATATAATAATAGTTGACAATAATATATAAAAACATATAATTATTCCTATAATATATAAAATTTATTTATAGGGGGATAAGATGAAAAAATATATGTGCTTACTTTTAGTTGTTGTTTTGTTGGCTACAATAAATACAGGGAGTGATAATATGGCTACTTTACAAGATTATCTTGGAATTACAAAATTAAGAGATGCATGGCCAAAATGGAAAGATAATGCTATTGCGATAAATAATCAGGTAATAGCGCATGTTGCCGGTACTGCAGACAAGCATGCAGCTCAAAATGTGACCTATTCAGGCGAAGTGAACGGTGAAACGGAAGTAAAAGGAGCTGTTGATAGCCTCCAACAGCAAGTAAACAATCTTAGCTTTACCGGCTCAGAACATGATGCACTTGTTACAGCTGCATTAGTCGATATTGAGGATGAAGATTTTGGTCCCGAAGGGGAAAATACCGGATTAAATGGCAGATTGGACAAATGGGAAACAAAACATAATACGCATTTGGCAGATTATGCGACTCTATTAATCAATGTAAAATATCTTGGACATGGATTAATTGCTGCTGTAGGTGATGGAATTACTGATGATACTTTAGCACTACAAGCAATTTTAGATTATGTTTATAATAAAGGAGGAGGAAAAATATATCATCCTTTGGGGATATATAAAACAACTAAACCATTAATTATAAAAACAGTAACGACTGAATTAAGTGGATATGACTTTCCTACTATTATAATAAGCGGTGAAGCTAATACAGGGACGACTATTAAAAAGATAGGGACGGATACTCTTTATTCATTAGATGCTACTTGTATTTTAATTAAGGGTTCGACATTAAATATAAACGATGGTTGGACAGGTGTAATTTTTGAAAATATAAAAATAAAAAATGACAGCACAGCGGCAATAACCTATGCAGTATATGGAAAAATCGGTTCGAGAATCATTTGTGAATATACATCATTTTCGGTTTTGAAAGATTATGCAACAATAGACACGCACGACAGATATGCGCTCTATATTGGGACTGGTTTTGCGTGGTCGTTTAAAAATTGTACATTTCACGGTGATTATGGATTTTATAGCAATGCATCATGTACAAGTTTAACATTAGAAAATTGTTACGCATCTACTGACAAAATTGCGTATCATATTAATGGTATATACTCCACTTTAATAAATGTTTACGGAGATTTTTGTAAAGGTACTATGTTTCACTTTTATTATGCTAACGTTCATTGTACGTCAATAGGTGGTGAAAGCCCTGATTGCGATAGATTTATAAAGCTTGATAATAGTAATGTGACCATAGATAATACATATCTCATTCAAAGCAATCTTGATACAGGAGAAGTTATTTTCGGTAATGGTTCAAGTTTAAAGATAAAACAAATGACAGTTGAAATGGGAGCAACTAATAAGGGTTATTTATGGAACGGTGGCACGTATTTTGATTTAGAAATTGAAAAATTAAGATTAACCGTTAATACTGCAAGCCGTTTCAAATATTCGGCGGCGGCTCAAATGGGAGCAAATATTAATCGTGTATATGTTTCTCCAGATGAAAATCCAACTATACGGGGTATGTTACCATTAATTAAATTTATGGGTTCATACTGGGACTGGTATGTGGAAACACCTATATATACTATGAATAATATTATACTAGGATTAAAAACTCCAACCCTTGGTTCAGATGGCACAAACTTTGGTGGAAGTGTCGGAGGTGTATTAAATGCTTTTTACCTTAACGCTAATGTGTTGGAAAGAAATGTGTTAGGATGGACTAGATATGCACAAACGGCAACTACTCTTTCAAACGGTTCAAATTATTACGTTCCGCTTATATTAGCAGGTGATACAGCAAGCAGACCAACATGGCAAGTCGCAGGAATGCAGTATTTTGATACAACATTAAACAAACCGATATGGTGCAAAACGCCTCACACGACAACTCCTGTTTGGGTAGATGGGGCAGGAACAACGGTTTAATATGCATTAGGAATTTTAAAGTGCATATAAACAAAAATATGACTGTATCTCAAATACAGGCTTTAATTGATGCAGTAACAAATGGTGCAATAGTAGAATTTGCATTTTCTAATGAATATGTGTTTGACGAACTCCTCAGACTATACTCCCAGTGCTGATATCAATGTCGCTTTATTGGTAGAAAGTTAAATCAATTTAGAAATAAATTTTTACTATAATGTAGACATGCAACTATAAAATAATGTAGAATTAAATATATTAAATTAAATTAAGGGAGTATATGTATATGAAATTTTATTACAAGTGTTTATTACAAAAAGTTTTTTCAAAACTCAACAGTGGCGTTTATTTAAATTATTATTTTCAGAAGTATATTACAAAAACACTACCAATTAAGTTTGAAGCATTTGAAAATCATTATAGAGATAAAGTGCAAAAACATTTAAACGCATATGAAAAATATTCGCAGACGAAGATTAAGGATTCTATATATTACGAATTTGGTGCTGGTTGGGATTTAATGGCACCATTATGTTGCAGCAGCAAAGGTATGAAACGCTTGCACTGCATAGACGTAAGAAGACTTATATTTCCTGAATTAATTAGCAATACATTAGAACTTATAAAATTAAACAGAGAGGTATTTAATTTTAGTGTTCCGCATGGCTTACCTCCTATAAATAAGGCAAATATTGATTATATATTAAAAAACAATTTCAATTTAGAGTATGAGGCTCCACAAGATGCTCAAAAAACAAATTTTCAAGATGATTCAATTGATTTTATTGTATCTAATGTTACATTTGAGCATATTCCAGAGAATATAATGACGAATATTTTAAAAGAATGTTATCGTGTACTAAAACCTAATGGTATTATGTCAGTAATAATTGATTATCAGGATCACTGGGCATATTTTGACCGTTCAATAACAAAGTATAATTTTTTAAAATATTCAAAAAACGAATGGAGGAAATTCAACCCGAGCTTACATTACCAAAATAGATTAAGGCACAAAGACTATTTAAACTTTATTAAAAACTCAGATTTTAAAATATTAGAAGACAATCCTAATATGCCAAGCGAAATAGACCTAAAAATATTATTGAATATGAGTATTGATGAGTATTTTTTGGCTAAGTATAAAGTGAGTGAATTAGGCATAAAAAACTCTCATATTGTGTTAACTAAGTAATTCACGTAAGGACTATAATGCGTATCAGATGATAAAGCTGCACATACAATCGTAAATATAATTGTATATAAATCTTATTGTTATTTTAGTCGATATACTGTATAATTATAATACTTTGATTCATATTAATGGATTAGAGGAGGAGATGTTGTATATGAACAATGATGCAAAAGTTATACTTAAGGATGAATTTGACTTTTTTATGACCAATCGCGAAGATCTTGTGAAAAAATACGAAGGGAAATACCTAGCTATTAAGAATAATCAGGTTTTGGGGGTTTATGATAGTTTTGACACAGCTATCATTAAAACCCAAAAAACAGATCCACTGGGAACTTTTCTTATACAGAAATGCGAAGCAAACGATGAATGTTACATGCAGACGTTTCACTCAAGGGTTCATTTTATTAACTGAAATATACGGAGGTCAAATATTTGGATCGTATTCTTTCTTTTACAACAACTTATAATGGACTCTCAAATGTATTAAACAACGAGGTTCATGTAGCAGATCCAATAACAACAAGACTTGCAGGAAAACCGTTAACTGAACCACCCAAAACAAAATATAATGCCATATGGGACACAAGAGCCACATGCACTGCAATTACAGAAAGAGTTGCAAATGAATGTGGCTTGGTTCCTGTTGGTGTTGCTAATGTACACAATGCTGGTGGAGTAAAACAAACCAACGTTTACATTATTGATTTATTGCTACCAAATAGGGTAGTAATAAATGGGCTCAGGGTTACAGAAGCTGTTGTTAACGGTGCGGATTTATTAGTTGGAATGGATGTTATTGGACGGGGAGATTTTGCAGTATCTAATTTCCAAGGCAAAACAGTGTTTACATATAGATTTCCTTCCACGAGAGAAATAAGTTTTGTTAATATGCCGCAGAACAAACAAGCCCATAGTGACAAAGTTGGAAGAAATGACCCCTGCACTTGTGGAAGTGGTAAAAAATATAAAAAATGTTGCGGAGCATTGGCGTAAAAATAATTGTATGAACAAAGGCCTGCTAAAAAGCGGGTCTTTTGTTTTGCATTTTTAAGGAGGATTGATTTTTATTAAAAAATTATTATTGATTATACCTATTATATTATTATTATTTTGTGGCTCTTCCAGAGTTGAAGGAGGGAAAAGCTTGATAAAAGTTTATGATTATAGCATAAGTACATCAAATCCTGTCGCTGTTTTACAAAATGCTTTCGGAATAAGATATGATAAACGCTTGAACGAAATCTGGACAGCACAATTTAGTTTACCGGCAGACGATTCTAAAAAAGAGGAATGTTTAGCATTTCGGTATGTTGAGATTTTCGATAGCAGAGAACGAGTTGACTTGTTCAGGATTCTTCCATCAAAATTCAATAAAAACGCTGATAGTAAAATAATTACATATCAATGCGAACATGTACTATCAACATTATTGGATGATATTATGTTTCAGTATAACCAAACGACAGGATTAATACCTGCTGAAAATATCGAAACTATTTTGGGATATCAATCAATAGCGCGTTGGCAAGTTGGCACTGTAGATTTTGCTGAAATTTACGATTACAAATGGGAGAATGAAAATCTGTTAAGTGCCTTATTTAGTTTGCCAAAAGCCTATTCAAGCGAATATCAATGGACTTGGAATACTGAGATATATCCATGGATATTGAATCTAATACAACCATCTATGACAGCTACGGCCAGAATAATGAGCAAAAAGAATCTCATTGATATATCAGAAGATAATGACCCGAGTTACATTGTCACACGGCTATATCCTCTTGGATACGGCGAAGGTATAAACCAGCTCACGATTAAAGATGTAAACGGAGGTGTGGCTTATATTGATGCTTCAACAATTGGAATATATGGAGTTATTTCTGCACCGTTTATTGATAAAACAGAGGAAAATGCTGCAACTTTAAAAGCAAAAGCAGAAGCATACTTAGAGACAATAAAAATCCCTCGCAAATCGTATAATGTAAACGGTGCAGATATTTATTCCATCTCAGGAGATTCCCTTGACCGCTTCCGTGATCCCGGGATTATGGTTGCAGTATATGATATTGATATTGTAAGCTTCACGGCCAGAATTGTTTCGGTAAGCAAATCCGATCTGACTGGCAATCCCGGCGATATAATGGTGCAAATAAGCAATAAAATATTGGATTCTGCTGATACTACAACCAGTTTGCAAAATCGGCAGCACATAAATGATGTGTACGCACAAGGAGCAACTAATATTGACAGTAATGATTATCAGGATAACTGCGATAACACGCATCCGGCTACGATAAAGTTTTATGTACCCTCGGAATGTGTGGCTGTAAACAAGTGTTTGCTGACATATGAGACAAGTAATTTTAGGGCATACGAACAAGCTACTAAAGGCGGCGGAGCTGATACCGTTACAAGTGATTCGAGATTAACTGGAGTTACGTCGACTGAAAATGTTTGGAGTTGGGATGTTTCAGTAGATCCTGTCGCAACTACAGGAAGCTCATATACTGGATTAAGTGCAACTGCATATAGAGAAAAAGCGTCAACACCAGAAGAAGCGAGCGACTTTGAAAATCATAATCACGATATATCTGATATAACTCATAATCATAAATTAAGAGGACACATCCATACGATAAACTTAAACAATTTTACCCATCAACATGAAACTGAATTACCAGATCACGTTCATGATATAGATTATGGTATATATGAGTTTGGTTATTTGCCGACTACAGTAGTGATAAAGGTAGATGGCTCAACTATACCAATAACGGAGCTTACTGGAAATGATATTGATATAGTGCCTTATCTATCGCTAACCGGAGGGAAGGTATCCCGTGGTGCATGGCATATGGTAGAGATTTATCCGGGAATAACGGGCAATAATCCTACAGGGCTCGCAAGGATAACGGCGGCAATAGTTAAGCAAATATTCGTCCAGAGCCGAGGCGGAGGCAATTATTAAAACATGAATTAAAGCAGAAGGCCGAAGGTACGCAAATACCAACGGCCTTTTTCATGCCTTCCAATTACCCACGCGGGTGAATAAAGGAAGGTCTTTACATTATAATACGCGGGAGGTGCAAAATGCAAGAAGGTACAATAATTCAAATGTTAGTTTATTTATTCAGCGCAGGCGTGACAATTGGTGCGGTCATGTGGCGCATCAGAGAACTTGAAAAAAAAGTAGACAAACACAACGGACTTATCGAAAGGATGGTTGTAGTTGAACAGTCCACAAAATCAGCACATTACAGAATAGATAGGCTCGAGAGGGAGGAAACAGCATGAAAGGATTTGATTGTAATGTAAAATTATCTTTTGAAAAAGCACTGGAATTCAAAAAGGCAGGATATGGTTTTGCCATACGTTACGTAGGACGTCTAAAACAGGCT